TTAGCAGCGAATATTTTAACTTCACCACCATCACCTTTAGTAGCTGCAGGCTCTTGAGCAACAAAGTTAACACTTAAAGAAATAACATCTTCAATTGCTAGTACTGGGAACTCAAACTGACAAGCATCTAGTTGGAAGGCTACATAAGGTGCAGTAGCTCCACCAATGATAAGATTAGCATTAGAAGTAGCTGAAGAAGTAGTTCTAGAATCGTTAGCAATATTACGTAGGAACTGTGCTGACTCAGTGTCTCCAGCGCGAAGATACATAGTAGCTGAGCCTGTTACAGCGCGAGTACCAGTAAATTGGCCGATAGGTGAATTAAGTGAACCTAGTTGTTCTGGAGTTAGATACGTCATATTGTTGTTGTAGTCAAAGCTAAGAGCTGTAACTGGGAACACATATTTAACGTCAGTACCAGCAGCAGTAGGTTTATGATGGAATTCTATAGAGCTAAGACGGTTTTTAATAAACGAATTAGTTGCTACAGTTCCGGCTACGTTCATAGTGTTAAAAGGATGATATGCAGCAGCAACACTTAAAGCACTTGCGTTAGAGTTAGCAAGAACAGAAGAACCACTATTAAGTACCCCACCAAATACTGATATAGCATTATCACGCGGTGTACCAGTAAGTTCAGTTAGTATAGTACCCATGCCACTCCAAGTTGTGGTAGCAATTTCTTCAATACCAGCGTCAACAGCAGCGCCGTTAACAGTAGCAGCTTGAACCTGATAAATAACGTTATCAAGTTTAAAATAAAGGTGGTTTTCACTAGCTGTTGAGAAGTTTGTACGAGAAGAGTGAGACCCTGTTCCGGCTGCAACGTTAGTTGTAACAAGTTTACCACCTGTAGACCATACTGATTGATCAGCTGTACCAGAAGTTGGTTTAGTATTTGATATCAAAGACTGCCACATAAACCAGTCAGCTACAGGTTTAGCATTACCAGAGGCATTTGTTCCAGCACCAGTACCGTTAGCGGCTGCGCCAGTAACAACACCTGTAGGTCTTAGGTATACTTGTAGATTCCATTCAACAGGGTTGATTGCTGTATTGAATCTTTGTTGTGAGCGATCAGGAGTAGTACCAGATTCTAGACTGGTAATATCTTGAGTAGCGGCAGATGAAGACACAGCAAAACCAGCAAGCACTTCAAGCTTCCATGTGTTTTGTGGCGTCATAGCGGTAACTGCTGCCCCTCCGTTTAAGTCAACGGAAGAGAAGAATACCTCGGAATTTCTTTGTAAATTAAGAGATGCCATATTTATTTCTCCTTAGTTTTCTAGTCTATAGACTATTGATAATTCAATTTCTGCTAAACCATAAGGTAAAGCTAATCCCTCATCAGTAATAATATTATCTATTGTTATATCTAATATACCCTTATCAGGATTATCGCCAAGTGCGTATATGATATGTTCAACATCTTGAACTAAATCATCAGATAGTGTTTGTGAATTATCTTCTCCATATACGTATGCTCTTATAATAACGTCTAACGTAGCTTCCGTCAAATTTTCAGATTGAAAATCTCGAATTTCGGTTCCAGCAGAAACGTAGAGCGATGGAAAGTCATTAACTTCGTCTAAGAATCTAATTTTACGAAATACATTATCAAATACGTTAGTTGCAAAGGTATAGGAGTTATCATAGGGCGATACTCCACCGTCTATTTCTTTTAATCTAGTTACAATAAACTGAACTATTTCAGTTCTTCTATTTACAGGCATAGATTACATCCTTTGTATATTAAATTGTCTTGCATAAGCTTGTTGTGCTACTTCTCTTATACTACGAACTATCTGTTGTTCTGGATTATAACCATAAGCCTGTAAGTGACTATAAAGAGGCAGATAATAAAACTTTAATAAGTTAGCTCTATAATTTGGGACTACTCTTATGCTCTCTCTAAATCTTCCAGATCTCTCGACTAAATTAGGTCGTCTAGCTGCTCCGCTTTTTCTCATAGTTTTTTTAAGCAGATTCTGTACTAGTGCTGTCCACTGTATACTAGACAGAAATCCTTGTGTCTTAACAGGCTGAGCTTTAGTTTGTTTAGGTTTACTAATTTTTACTGTGCCACGAGATATAATAGCCGATCCTGCTATATAAGCTAATGCATGTGTAAAACCATTATCTTGTAAAAACTTTTCTACTTCTTTTTGGGTAATGCCAGATGGTAGCGTAGTCAGCTCTGATAAAGCTTTGAGTATAGTTATTCCTAGTGATCCATTTAGTTCTTTTATTACTACCCTGTTCATATCATTTAAAGCTTTAGTAATAGTACCCGCTGTAAAATATAAGTTTAAATTAATATTAGTGTCAGTAGCCTTTTTTGGTAAAGTTACTTGTATTCTCATTTTTCCTGCTATAACACTTTTTTCTATGTCTTTCCAAGAAAACTTAATAGTTCTATTTTGTAGCACTCCTCGAAATTGCACAGGTATATCAATAGCATTAGCTTTAATTGTTAGGGTATTTTTAATAGACTTAGCTGCTATGCTCCTACCGTTAAGTATGGCTAGTAGCTTAATAGAATTGCCTACATTAGCTTTTAAGTCATTATAAATTTTAGTAGTTAGCGCCTCTTTATACTGCGGTATAGGGATACCAGATTTAGTGTCAAAACCTGTTAGTAACTTTCGTCTACCCGTATTTAGTACTATACCCTTACCGCCAGCTAATCCTACATCGCCTGTTCTAACTACTCCCGTATCTGTTTCTTCAGTAGATACTAGTTTTTGTTCTCTAAGTACTGCTTCTCCATCAATATTTAAAAAAAAGTCAGGATAAAAACCACCTTCACCTGCCTTAATTTGTCCACCACCTAGCTCAGCAACAATAGCTAACTCTATCTGTGAGTTAAGCCTATTAGCTAAAGATCTGAGCACAGAGCTATATTTAGTATCGACCCAAGATGCCCTAAATAACTGCTGAGAAGTTTTAAGAGCTTTAGCTAGAGATAAAGAATCGTTAGAAGCTACTTTTATTCTACCGTCAGAAGAGGTTGTTTTAGAAGTTATTTTAGTCTTAACAGCTACCATTACATAATGATCCTATACATATCTAGTATGCGTCTAATATGTGGAGGAAAACTTCCAGCTAGCGGATATTTATCGCCGCTTTCACCCTCAAAGGTAAAACCTTTTTTGTCTTGGTCTTGTTTATATAATAGCTTGATAAAGTCTAGTGTAGCCATCTGAATATCAAGAGGTACTGTATTATTTTCATAACCAGCACGATAAGATACACGTACTCCACTAGGATATCCTTGGAAAGCAGCTGGCCCAGCTAATGTCATGGCTGGATAGTTTCTTTTTATACCGCCCTTAACTGACCCAGCTAGATTTTCTCTCATTATTTCGCCGTGATCTCTACTGAATGTATAGTCGCTTACTGCGCCATGTACATCGTATACGTTTTTAGCTCCCTGCTTGCCATCAAAGTGTAATAGCAACACAGTATCATCATCAGGTCTAAAACGATTAGTAGGAGGAGTAAAATTAGCCGTATATCTAGCCTTATTGCTTACACGAAGCTCATCTATATAACCTTTAAACGTAGTACCGATTTCCACATTAGATGTAAAAGTTAAATTAGATACGCTATAACTAGCATTTGCTATAGTATTACCATTATAGTGTAAGTATAACTTTTCATCATCTAGCTTACGTGAAATAGCTACGTGAGCCCACTTACGTTTAGTAAATTGCTGAGCTTCAATAGAAGTATTAGCTCCGCGTACTACAGTAGCAGCACCACTAATATTAGACTCAAAAGCTAATCCATATTGATTAGCCATGCTGAATTTCATATAGTTACTTGCATCAGTATTAATTGCGAATATTACATTATTCTGTATGGTAGCTTCGTCAATTCTTACAAAAGCCTCAATTGTAAAATCGCCTTCATACATTTTCATAGTTTCAGGAACTGTAGTAGCTACTAAATAGTCTGAAGTGCCTAAGTCTAAACTAGATACTCCAAAGTTTTTAATTCTAGTAGTAAGCTGACCATTACCTACAAATCCAAAGCTAAACTGATCGGTAATTTTATTTACAGGAGTACCTATAGTGGTACAATCATTAAGCATTTGATGCTCAATTCCATTAAATTCTGTTACTTGATATACGTTATTTAACGGTAGTCTACTCGTAAATACAGAGGACTTACCGCCGTCAAAAATCTCTACATAGTCATTCGCAAGTAACTCATGACCTATATAATGTTCAATTACGCCAGTAGCGTAGGATATGATATTTGATAATCTAGCATTTTGGGTATTACTAGATATGCTAAGATAATCCTTGACCTGAGCTAAGTTAACATATGTATATTTACCTAAATCTTCTTCAAATTTCTCTGTCATAGTTTCCTACCTTATCATTAAATAAGGGGAGGCGTGTGACCGCCTCCCCCTGTAGCCTTAACGATGTTAAGTCTAAATTAACCTGCGTTAACGTTAACAGCGTAAGCGTATTTAGCAGAGCTAAGAGCCGCATCAGCAACAGTTGTAAGAGCTTTGAAGTCAAAACGAGTTGACATATACATAGCTGTTACTTGTTGACGTGGTTCGTACTCAGATTCAATTTCAATACCACGACGTTCTGCGATCATAAATCCTGGCTTGTACAGTAGAGTACCTAGAGCGTTAGCAGTTGTACCAACGTTGTCAAGGAATTCAGAAACTACGATTGGAATACCGTAGACAGCGCCAACAGAACCGGTTAGGTAAGTAGCGTTTGGTCCAAATTTATCAACAGTTTGGAAATCTGAAGTAGTAACTAGGTTGTTATAGCCTTGGATAGATGTAACATAAACTAGATCATTTCCTAGTTGTAGGCCATATTTACCCATAGCAGTACGAGCAGCTGCGATATCTGAAGGATCAGCTTTATCGTTTGCTGAACCAGTTGATACTGATAGAGAAGCTGATTGAGCTAGCTTAGTAACACCAGTAATAACAGAGGCATAACCGTTAGCAGCACCTACTGTGATAGCATTTGTTGGTGAAGCTGTAAAGCCTGTTAGAGCGCCTGTACCACGAAGAATAGACTTATCAATAGCGCGAGCTAGACGACGAGTCGCAGCAGCACGTAGGAAATCTAGTAGTGGTAGAACTGTATCTTCTTCTTCGTCTTTGGCTAGGTGAGTTGTAGCCATAAACTTATGTGGAGTAAAGTCTACAGAAGAGATAGTGTTTTGATTAGAAGTTGGAACGTTTGTGATGTCACCAATACCGGTAGAGTATGTACCAGATTTGAACATTGCAACATCGCCGTCTGTATCTTCATCAGCAACTGGTACGCGGAATGTCTTAGCGTCTACTGCTAGACGGTTGAACATAGGAGCAATAACTAGTTGTTGTTCCATTTCTGTGTAGATGTTGGAAGAGAAGTTAGCTAGGAACTGATCTACAGTAGTGACAGCCTTCATACGTGAACCGAATTTTGTATCAAATACATCACGCTTGTTTAGCATTTTAGAAAGAAGAACGGCATTAGCCATTTCTTTCTCAGAGAATTGAGCCCCACGGCTTTGATTCTCTTGATATAGCATTTTGGTTGACTGTAATGCTTTGATTTCATCTTTGTACTTTGAAATCTCGAATTGCAGCTCTTTAAGCTCTGCTTGTTCTGCATATGAGGCACCACCGCGTAGGTCTTGTGCATCAGCGTTTTTAATAAGTGCTTCACCAGTTTTTTCAACCAGATTTGCAACTCTAGGATCAGAAACAGTATTAACTGTTTTTCTGTTTTCGACTTGTACAGATTTAGTTGCTTCTGTAAGGTCGATTGTTTCTACGACTTGTTCAGCCATGGTGTCGTTCTCCTTTGTTGAATCTTCGTGAAGCTCT